ATGAAAAAACATGCTATTGCAGTAATGATGATCGCCGTATTTTCTGAGTCGGTTTATGCGGAGTCTACCTTATTTATTCCGGACGTCTCTCCTGATAGCGTCACGACATCCCTTTCTGTGGGGGTGTTAAATGGTAAATCCAGGGAGCTGGTTTATGATACCGACACCGGGCGGAAGCTGAGTCAACTGGACTGGAAAATAAAAAATGTCGCCACGTTGCAGGGGGATTTATCATGGGAACCCTATTCGTTCATGACGCTGGACGCCCGCGGCTGGACGTCTTTGGCGTCGGGATCGGGTCATATGGTTGACCATGACTGGATGAGCAGTGAGCAGCCTGGCTGGACCGATCGTTCAATTCATCCGGACACCAGCGCCAACTATGCTAATGAATACGATTTGAACGTGAAAGGTTGGTTATTGCAGGGCGATAACTACAAGGCGGGCGTAACAGCGGGCTATCAGGAAACCCGTTTTAGCTGGACGGCAAGAGGCGGGTCTTATATTTATGATAATGGCCGATATATTGGTAATTTTCCTCATGGCGTGCGCGGCATAGGTTATAGCCAGCGTTTCGAAATGCCCTATATCGGGCTGGCGGGTGATTATCGTATTAATGACTTTGAGTGTAATGTACTGTTTAAATACAGCGACTGGGTAAATGCGCATGATAATGACGAACACTACATGCGCAAACTTACCTTCCGTGAAAAAACGGAAAATTCACGATATTATGGCGCTTCTATTGACGCCGGATATTATATTACCAGTAATGCAAAAATCTTTGCTGAGTTTGCTTACAGTAAATATGAAGAAGGTAAGGGCGGTACGCAAATCATAGATAAAACCAGCGGTGATACGGCGTATTTTGGTGGCGATGCCGCAGGTATAGCTAATAATAACTATACGGTTACCGCGGGGTTGCAGTACCGCTTCTAGACCACATCAGGATGTCATCGGTCATAACCGGCCGATGACGACTTTTTGCTGAACGTGTGGCATATCCGGTGATGTTGCATAGGGGCAATAAAAGCAACATGAAAGGGGAACCGCTCGAAAGACTATGCAGCAAGAAGAGAATGTCCTGGGTATCAATGGTGTCCCCTGCAGACACCTAATGAATGTCGTAAGTGCAGGGGATTTATGATGAATTACAGAAGTGAAGAATTTTATGCCCGCATTTATGCCCACAAAGGCAATTCATGAGACATTTTGAAGGGGTGAGAAGTGGCTGCGTTTCCAGTTTTGATAGTCGGCATAAACCCACCTGGATGCGCTGCCGATTTTGTGCGGGGAAGGCAATTTACCTTTCTTGATTTCTGAGTAAATGAACGTTTTACCCATGCCAGAATCCTCCATCATGAACTTCAAGTCAACAAGCGAGTCATCGCGTAATTCGCGCATAGGTTTTATCTCCGGTTTGGGAATCGAACTTGGAGGGAAGGGATATCTTGAGAAATGCACAGGCCTCATCGAGTGTGAGACTGTGTGATTCCATGGTTACTCCTGGTCAGAAAGAAGCTCTTTTATCCATTTATATGTTTTTGGTGCTCGCTTATCTGGCCTCTTAAGCTCAAGCTTAAGCAGAGCAATAAGTGAATCCCACTCACGTAAAATCGGAGAAAACCGCTTTACCTTTTTCGCTATGAGCGGAAAGCTATCTTTAATTTCAGGTATTTCATCTACGAGCATCATGCATCTTCGCAAATCTGCAGGGTCGCTTGGTGCGTCAAACCGTCCGTGGTAGAAGTTCTTTTCCAGCCCAAGAGCAATAGATGCCATAGTTGCGCTACTTATGCCAACATGGCCTTTCGTTTGCCACTTCAATACCTTCATTGCTAAATCAGACATCATTCACTCCATAAAACAAAACTCGCCGTAGCGAGTTCAGATAAAAGAAATCCGCATTAAGCGGCGTCGGTGAATTCAAATAAAAAACCGGCTTGCGCCGGCTCTCTCATCTTTCTGTCTACCCACGCTGATATCGATGGTGGGTGCACCTTTTCAATAGCTGCGCGAAGTACAGCTGTACGTGCCAGTTTGTCGGTAATCTCAGGAAATCGCTTCTCTGTCTTCGGTACGTTAACAGCAACATTAGTAGAATCCGCACTGGCGAACGGATACATACCAAGAACTCTCACGTCGAGCATTCGAAGACCATGAATTTTCACTTTCAAATTACGATTGATATAAAGCTCAGTGAAAACTTCATCCATTCTCTGTTCCCACCATTTAGAGCGTATGTGCCTGTGTGGGCCGCAGCATCCAATCGCCACCCATTCAAATTTGCCAGAAAGGCGTAAAAGACGTTCAATTGATTCGTTGGTATGCCAGACCGGAACCGCTTTTGATTTTAGCCAATCAGGAACCAACTCAATCTGCTCGTCGTTTTCTGCCTCTGTCCCTTCGATAACGTCAGGTATAAGAAACCATTCAATTCTGCTGAACCACTTCCCAACAAAGTCGTAGAATTTTGCACGTCTCTTACTCCAGTCTACCGGAGTACCTTTCTTTAATGCTTTCATCCAGTCGCTAAAAGCGCCGTTATCAAGGCGTATATCACAACGGAACATGGCAATCTTTTTCATCTGCTCTGGTCTGGCAAATGAAACAAAAGCCCCACCATCACGGTAAAGGGCTTTAATCAGCATATCTGTAGGGGCATGTTCATCCCCCCATATTGGGCTGCCGTGAAAGTGGATGGTCATATTATCCCCATATAAAAGAAATCCCCGCGAGTGCGAGGATTGTTATTTTTGCGGTGCTGAGAGCCGAGCTGCTGCGCTTCAGCATCTGTGGACTCTCCCCATAAGCAAACAAGCACCCCGAAGAGCGCTTGTTTTATCTTTCAGCATAAGATAGCTATGTGCTGAATGACATACGAACGTATAATCTTCGCATGAGATATGTTAAAAGCTATCGCATCATTGGAGCCTGAAGTTGTCGATATCATCTACAAATTCCAGATACCCATCTTCAACGCTTTTTAAAACAAGTAAATGCTTAATTCCCTCACTTAATGAGGTTGGCCTTTCAAGTACAAACTCGAACCCATCCTCGTAAATTTTTCCTAACCAATAACCACCGCCATATTCTTTAAGCCTTTGAAAGAAAACATATCCTCCAGGCTTGAAATAATTGAGTGTCTCGTCTCTATAAACGATTTGGTAGTTAGGTACTTTGCCACCCATTTTAGCCACCATGAATACTGTATTTTCATACAGTATAAATTAAAGCAAATGTTGGTCAATTTTGAAGGGTGAAATATCACTTCACCTCATGTTGTGGTGCTGCCGCCAGCGCAGCCTTGTAACCGGCCACATGACCGCGCCAGTTCGCAACCTCTGATAGCCACGCGTTAATCATGGCCTGAGTTGGTTCTTTTGGCACCATAACCCAATCATCCGGAATTGCCGGAGAGTTGCCATTCACATCGAAATTTGGCTTTGCATCCTGAACCAGAAGGATGTAGCCATTCTTTGCTGTGTCCAGTTCTGATACCTCGGTGACAGTACCGAAATAGCGATTCCCGGCATCAGCATCACAAGTGCTGACATCAATGGACACCTCCATGCCTTCGATTATTTCTGGCAACTCGTAAGCTTGGCTTACAGGTTCAGCCTGAAGCATGGCGGCGCGGCAGGCGTTACCTTTTCGCTCATACTGAATTCCATGCACAGCTAGCACAGCCATCAACTTTTCTATCTGAACAACGATACCCTCACTGCTGACGAATTCATTTGGTAGCTTCACTACCGTAGATGACTGCGGATTGGAGTAGAGCGGTATGCGCCTGTGGCTCGGCACTCTGTCGCCATCTGAAATTTGATACCAATCGCCTGGTTTCTCTGCGTAGAAGTAACCAACAGGCTCAGCATCCATAGATGCCAGCGCGATATGCGCCAGCTCCCTCTGCTCATCGGTGAATAAAATATCGCCATCAATGACTTCTTGCAGTCGTTCTTTGGTAATAGTGGTCATGGGTTAGCCCTCCCTGTACGGATTTAATTTGTTGTGCAGTTTATTAAATGGCCCCCATACGATGGAGCTATACCACTCGGCTATTTTTTCTGCCTGTACGCCTGCTAACCAGATGAAGAATATCGGTGATATTGGAACCATTAAAATAAGAAAGAGAAGGAAAAATAGAGCCTCTTTAAACCGACTTTGACGTGGATAATTCTTCCGGAATATTTTGGTCATTTCACATCCCCTTACCGATGCCAGCGGCGTTTAATTTCTGCCGTAATTCTACTAATTTGGTTTGTACCGCTCTTTGCCTGTGCCATTGCAGGACGAGCATTTCGGACTACCGTTGTGGTCGTAATAACCACTGCCGTTACACGCCGTGCAGGGACGCAGCTTCCAGCCAAAAACGAAACGTTGGTAATATTCAGTTCGACGAACTTTGCGTTCGTGGAAGTTACACATCTCACCCCCTCTCAATACGCAGCGCCTGTTTGTCGATGTAGCTCATTGGGCAGTCTCCGGTGGATAACAAATATCGTCGAAATATTTTTCTGCTACGCACATGTTGAAGTGATCGAGATTCATCTCCTCCACCTGGAGTTTTGCCCCAACAATGCCTGTGCATCGATTGACGTAATACCGGTTTTCTGTGGATTCCGCTACCCACTCCATAAGGTCTTCGGTGACACTTTTTAAGCAACGTAAGGCGTAGTCCAAATCAGTAAAATTCTGAGCATCAGTGATGCAGGAGACGACATAATACGTGGTGACTTTTGGCCCATCAGCGCGTCGTTTAAGCTCTCTTTCGATAGCGTTTTTCAGATCAACCAGTTCATGGTCATTGAGTTTGTCGATGTTGCTCATTGGTCTGACTCCTCGCATTTGTGACTTTCTGGATCATCGGCTTTGAAATAACCGCCGCAGATTTTGCAGGGTATCGTCGGCACTTCGTCGTAATTTGAGGTTCCCGTAATCATGACTGCACTCCTTTGCGAAGCTCTGCGGCGAACTCGTTAAGTGATATGTAGCAATCTCCAAATGTTAACGAACCGCTCGACTGCATATGCTCCATAGCCATCTCCACACCCTGCGCACGTACTTCAGCCAGAAAAGCATCGGTGGCTGGGGTTTTGATTTCGTTAAGCTCATCACTGAATCCACCACGCTCCATACTTAGCTCTGCTTCGTAATCGGTATCGAATGCAGCGTCTTTGCAGAACTTCTTCATCACCGCATTCTCCGCTGCCATCGCCGCGCACTTGGCCTCAAGGTTATCAATCGTGATTCCAGCAGAACGACACTCCCGCAACGCCGTTTCTAGTTTTGATTCAAGTTCACCGAACTTACGGACAAGATATTCAGCGTTTGTTTCGTTAACCTTTAAATCTCGTGGGATGCATTTACCTTTCAGAAAACCATCCATCTCAATTAGTGACATTTGTTTCATTTCTTCCCACTCCGCAACATCGCATTCAGATATTTGTTTTCATTCACTGATGGAAAACTATTTCTCGCCAGCATTTCTTCGCGTGGAGTATCTTTGATGGGTTTGAAGCGGTGTCGAATAATCATTTCCGATGGAAGGATTCCGGGGTCATAGGACAAACCTCTCATGATGAATTCCTCAGTTATTGCTGATAGCGCCGTAACGCGAACGGTAATTTTTAAGGCGCGGGTCTATTTCAATGAATTTGGTGTAAGTGGCTTTGCGGAATGGTCGGATGGATGTCTGGTAAATTCGCTCGCGTTCTTCTTTCTCTGCAAGCCATATACAGTGGCGAAATTCCTTTTCCTCTTTCGTTTCCTGCGGTAGCGACATTATCAGGTCGTAGTTCTTTCTGAATTTTTCCAGCACCTCCGATACGGAATTGCCGGAACAGCGGCGCGGTTCATTCGCACCATACATAGGCGCTGGCATGTTTTCACCTGGTGATTATTTAGCTAACTTTTTCCAGATTGCTGAAACGTATTTGGCTTGGTGAATGGCATCATCAAGCGCGTTGTGTCGAGTTCCTTCGAATGGCATATCTCGTTTAGGGTCGAACCCAATTGCCTTTCCAAGCTCGACGATGGTTCGGACGTCGCGGTCATTCCACCACTGCCAGGGCGCTTGGTGCCCGGCCAGAGCATAACTATTTCGTAGAATCACACAGTCAAATGATGCGCCATTTCCCCAAACCTGAACGAATTTAGGGTTGGCGTGCTTTGCGATAAAGTCTGATAACCATGAAAGAGCCGTTGAAAGCTCTTGAGTGTCATTGGTTAGCGATTTTCTGGCATCTTCTCCCTGTTCCATCCACCATAAAATGGTTGAAGCATCAGGACGCGCCCGGTATCGCATTGATGACTCGAGCGAGATATTAACCGAGAAGTCTTCTCCTGTTTCTCCAGTTTTCAGATCAAAGAATACTGCCCCAATCGAAATAACGGGCGCGTATGGCCCGTTGCCCATTGTTTCAAGGTCAACCATTAAATGATTCATTTAAGTCCTTAAATTGCGTGAATAGCGTGACGAGGGAAGGGGAGAGTTACTGGTGCAAATGGTATATCATCATCAAAATCCATCGGTGGCTCGTTATGTTGTGTTGGTGATGATTGCTGCTGTGGTTTCTGTGACTGCCTGTCGGCTGCTTGTTGTTTGCTGTCGCCAGTACCTCCAAGCATTTGCATCACACCATTAATTCCAACATTAATCTCAGTGGTGTAGCGGTCTTGCCCTGTCTGGTCTTGCCACTTTCTGGTTCTCAGCATTCCCTCGAAATAAATCTGATCACCTTTTTTCACATACTGCCCTACGACTTCAGCAAGTTTCCCGACTACGGCAACACGATGCCATTCAGTCTGCTCCTTTTGTTCGCCAGTCTGTTTATCTCGCCACTGCTCTGATGTAGCGACTGTCAGGTTAGCGAACGCCGTCCCTGATGGTGAATAACGAACCTCCGGGTCTTGTCCTACCCGGCCTAAGATGATCACCTTATTTACGCCTCTACTAGCCATTTATGCCGCCTGTTTTAGTTCGTTAACTCTGATGTTCATTACCTGAACGCATTTTGTCTGCGCATCATCGTGACCAGCCAATAATTGCCAGTCATGCTGATATCTCTCAATTAGCTTTTTCTTGTCAGTTTCTGTTGCTGCATAATCGCTGAAGTCTTTCAGGATTTGTTCGCAGTCAACCGATGGAGATTTCTGGTTGGTATTTTCTGGTGATGGTTGATTGCCTGATGCTGGCATGGCCCAGTTCGGCAGCGATGGAGGGAGCCAGTAAAATCCTGTTCCATCCTTCAGTTTGGCCCTGTGCCATCCTTGTTTCTTATCACTGGATATCTGCGCAAAACCTTCCTCAAGGTTATACAGATACCGACCAATTCCCCACTGAACGGCAGCACGCTTCATTGCGCCGGAGCGACCACCTTTGACGGCTTCTACCTGTGTGTTTTCAGCAGCATCCCATTTAGTTACCCATTCGGAATCAATCTTGATTGATATGCCGCATTCAACGCCACCGTTGTTGGGAATATCGCGGTATTCATTGCGCCATCCTGCTTTGCCGCAAACATCGTCCAGGCGTTTCATGATTGCCCTGTTTGTGACATAAGCCAGCACCAAAGCCCACACTTTGCCATCGCGTGTTTTACCGCTTTGCTGTATTCGCCACTCAATATCGTCAGCAGCGAATGGCGCATCAAAATCATTCAAATTCATAAACACCTCAGAATGGGAGTTCGGAAGGATTAGCCAGAAACTCGCCTTTATTCATTCGCTCACGACGAGCCATATCAAGACAGAAGGACTTCATCGACTTATCACCGGCCTTACGCCAGTACATTGCCTCAGTCAGGTGATACTGACGCTTTATCCTGCTTAATTCTGGAGTTCTGGCTAGGTCTGTAGGAATCATTATCGTTCTCCTGTTCTTTCTGCTGATTGAGCATGTCCTGCATAAGGCGAATAAACGCATCGTCTGACCAGGTATCTGTAATGCTCACTAAATAATCTCCGGCTCGTTTTTATGGTTAAGCACGATATCTACCAGCAGGTCTTTAAGTGGCTTAGCTTCGGTCAGTGTGTGGATGTGCAACTTGCCGTCTTTGTTAACTGCTGCTCTCCATGGCTTTCCGTGGTGAATAACCAGCATTCCTGGAGTTACGCACTGGCGAATAACGGTTAATGTGTTTTGCATAACGCCTCCAGTTGCTTACGAACAGCGCGAATAAGACGACGAATACGCTTGGATAATTCGGATTCAGCGGGATAAAAAGCGGACATGACGCCGCTACCCGCGAGGCTTAGTTGCATCATGGGCTGGTTCCTTATGTTGTGTGTGATTGCATAGCGATAGAGACTCGTGAATCTCTGTTGATATGCGGGCATGAAAAAGCCGCACTCAGGCGGCTTCTGATTTCTCTTCTTCGTAGCGCTCGATAATCTCGTCGCTATAGCTGTTTTCCGTTAGATAGGCGATGATTTCATCCATTTCCATCTCAGCAAAAGCGGTATCCAAGAGGTGATGGCAAAACTCTTTAATTTCGCCATAAGTGTTTAAGTCAAACTTAATAGTCGTATTATCTTCTTTGACGGTTACTTCTCTCCATCCACCATTTGATGAATAAGTTGCAACTTTTCGAACGTCGATTTCCATGCTTTCCTCCAGGCAAAAAGAATGCCGCCCATATAGAGCGGCAAGACTATCAAGGGATGATTCTCCAATAACCAGAACGAGTCTTCGTCCTCATTCGGTTACGAGCGATATTGCTCACAATGCGGAATCATCGAATCCGCATTAGGTGCATCACTCACACTCTACAAACTCACCATCTTCATCAAGTTGATACCATGTATTCGGCATAATACCGTTCTCGCCAACCTTGCTTGCTCGGATATGAATTAACTCGCCATTTTTATCGCGATAGCAAAGTACAATTGCTCCGCCTTCAGATGCCCTTGATTTCCCTTTTATTCCGAGTGATGCCGCTACGGATTGCGATCCAGACACTTCCGCTGCTGACTGGTTGCCAGTGTTGGTTGCTGCTGAACGGTAGCCAGTGTTGGTTGCTGCTGACCAGTCGCCAGTGTTGGTTGCTGCTGACTGGTTGCCAGTCATGATCTGCTGCTCAAGTGACTTATCTATCTTGCTCCAAATCCATTCGATACCACGTTGAATGAACTGAGGAAGCGTTAACTCATCCTTAATTGTGATACTGGAACTGGCTATTTTAGTGTCACCTCCTTCTTCACTGTCTGTAATACCAAAAGATATTGTTTCCGCATAGCGGCTTTCTGCCGGCGGATAATAACTGAAAACATCGAAAGGACATTCACAGGCGTGGAATCCAGAACCGCAAGCCTCCACTTTTCCATCGTGATGGAAGGTCTTGCCAATTTCAAACTGAAAGTCACGGCACTTTAGGTCTTTGTTAAATCCCTTGAATGTCACAATTTCTTTGGTCATGTTGTTATTCCTTAAATTTTGGCAATAAAAAAGGCCGCATTGCGACCTGATTAGATGAGAGGCTTGCTGCTGCCTGAATAATTATCTAGCGGTAATTTGCCCACACTTACGATGGCCAGCCGCGTAAAGTGCTACGTCTGGAAGAAGTACAGATCCTCCTTCAACTTCCTTATGTCGCGTTCCGGCAAGCGAAATGGCTTTGGTAACGCGGTCAATTCTTTTGGCTTTGACCTCATGAGAAGCATCAGGAGCATCGCAGCCAAAAATTGAATCGATGATATTGCAGATGGTGTCACGCTCTATGGCTAGCTTTCTGCGCCGCTCATGACGGCGAGTTTTAGCATTGCCTGCAAACGTTGACTTCCCGTACACGATAACCGTCATGATTTAATCCTCATGTGAAATGTCTTTGGTGTTGCAGATAGCCAGGCGACTAACCCTGACCGCGTACTCATTGCCGAGCGCCTCAGCCGAAGAGGTTGGCTTCTACCTGCAACCCAAACCCATCTAGTTTGGTATCTGTTCGCGCTTTGTCAGCGCATCATCGAAGTTAAAGAGCGTTGCCTTTCCGTTTGGCTACCAGCGTCCTGCTGATGGCTTAAATATACAGATAAAACTGTAATAACGTCAACAGACAAAACTGTAATTTACCGCGCAAAGTACATATGTTGTTGTAATTTTGAGTAATTTATTTTCTTGAGGCACAAAAAAACCGACTTTCGTCGGCTTTAGTGTTTGGAGTGTTGGGGGGGGTTATCTTTTTCTTCGATAGATTCTGTGCTCGACCATAGTTCCTATGATTTTTATGTCTCTACCGATGTTGTTTATGGTCGGGTAATCTGAATTGAGGGGAACTAGCTCAAATGTGGAATCGCTTCCTAGTGAGGATGCTATAGGCCTGTATTTCTTGAATGTTGCCTCATGCTCTCCATTCTTGGCGACAACGAACTCGCCGGGCATGGGCTCAATCTCGGGATCGATAACTATGACGTCGCCAGCTTTAAATTCTGGCTCCATAGAGTCGCCAATTATTTTTAGAGCAAAGGTGAATTGAGAGCAATCCATGTCTGTCATGACATATTCAAAACTCCCATCAAAAGCCTCAATGGGGCTTTTACATGCTAGAGCACCTGCTTGAACATAGCTAATCAAAGGTATCCTCCTTGAATTCACTTCAGAAACTGGCTGGAAATGACCCCCATTCAATAACCATGACGGGTCACAGTTAAGGACGCTAGCTATCCCCACGATATTCCGGGGCTTCTGAGTTTTTCCATCCTCTATGCTTGCCCATGACTGTTGTCTGATTCCAGCTCTATCTGCTGCTTCAGTCTGCGTCAATCCAAGCTCAATTCTTCTTTGTTTTACTCGTTCTGCAAGGCTCATAGCATCCTCCAAAATGGGTTTCCATCCTCACAGTTGAAACTGTATTTGACAAACAGAAATAACTGTTAGACAATACAGATGAAACTGTAGAGGTGAACATATGGAAACCATTTCACAACGCCTCAAACAGAAGCGTACAGAATTGAAAATGACTCAGGCTCAGTTGGCTGAAAAGGCTGGGATGAAACAGCAATCAATCCAACAGATTGAGTCTGGTGAAACAAAACGTCCGCGCTTCCTGCTTGAGCTAGCTACAGCTCTCCAGTGTGATCCAAGCTGGTTGCTGTATGGCAAGAAAAGAAACAAAGCAGCTTAGTCTGCACCGCTCTTTACCAATCTGAACCGCCGACAACGCGGTAAATCTATTAAACGGATTTGCGTGTATTTGCGAATCCAACTCTATCTAATTTCTAAGGAATATTTTGAATGAACGTAGTTGCAACTAAAAGCAAGAAGGCGGCTCGCATTGAGTCCACTTTACTCAACAAGTTAGCCATGATGGGCCAGAAGACATTCGCTAAAGCTATGGGGGTTCCTGAATACCAGGTAAGCCGATGGAAGAACGGTTTCTTTTCTCAGGTCAGCATGATGCTTGCGGTTCTGGAGTATGGAATCGAAGACGAGGAAATGGCAGAGCTCACCAGGCGACTTGCTACCTACCTGACAAAAGAAAAAGCCCAGAAGAACGGCGAATTCTTCGAGGCCTGATGTAGAAAGACTGGATCAATCCACAGGAGTAATTATGCCAAAACAACTCAGTCCTGACCAGGACAAATTACACAAAAACATACTACGTGATCGCTTCCTGTCCAGCTTCAAGCAGCCTGGTCGATTCCGGGCTGAGTTGGAAAAGTGAAGCTAATACTGAAGAGGAAAGGTCATGAGTAACATATCCAATCTAGCCGAAGCCAGAGAGGCCAGAAGGCTCCAGAAGCCGCGTACAAATGGCGGTAAGGGGTTTGCCTTGATTCACCGCCAATTCATGGATAGCAAGCTATACAAGGATTCTCAGGCTGTGCATCTTTTCCTGCACCTGATACTGAAAGCCAATCACTCTCCGGCAGTCGTAAATACCGACATTGGTGAGATGTTGGTTGAGCGAGGACAGCTAATTACCGGACGGCCAAAACTGGTAAGTGAAACATTCATCCCGGATAACAAAGTAAAAAGTTTGCTTCGTTCTTTTGAAGGGAATGGAATGATTCGTATCGAGTCGAAAGGGAGAAAATTCAGCCTGATAACAGTGTTGAAATATGATGATTTTCAGGCTCCAAATTGTCCAACGGATGTCCAACGATTGTCCAACGCAAACACCAGTAATGACGCGGCTCACAGCGAATGTTGTCCAACGGATGTCCAACGATTGTCCATAAACAATAATATAAATAATATCTCTAATACTAACGTATTAGAGAGTACCGCAGCAGACGAAAATCCTGACAAGAAAAAATCGGCTCTCAGTTGTCAGGATGTTGTCGATGCTTACCACGAATTACTTCCTGAAGCTTCCAGGGTTCGCGCACTGAATGACAAACGTAAAAACCAGATCCGAACTTTCTGGCGAAAAGCCGGAGTGATAACACGCCAACTTGACGGGCATGGGTTCACGATGCAGGACTGGAGAAATTATTTGAGCTACGTAGGCGAAAATTGCCGATGGATGTTCGAAGAGCGCCCAAACCATCAACGCGGAACCGTCTGGCACAAAAAGGGATTTGATTTCCTGCTTAACGATAATACCTACCTGAAAGTTCGTGAGGGTGAACACGATGACCGATAATTTTTATGCGCCGCCCCATAGCATCGAGGCAGAGCAGGCGGTGATTGGCGGATTGCTTCTGGATGATGACAGCAGTGAGCGCGTCCAGAAAGTTCTGGCGATGCTGAAGCCTGATTCATTTTACAGCCGACCACACAAAATCATTTTCGAAGAAATAACCAGAATGCACCGGGAGCAAAAGCCAGTAGATGGCCTGACGCTTTTCGATGAACTGGAGCGTAAATCGTTAACGGTGTCTGTTGGCGGTTTTGCTTATATCGCTGAGATCGCAAAGAACACGCCAAGCGCAGCAAACATCGTTGCCTATGCAATGCAGGTTCGTGAAACCGCAATGGAACGCTACGCCATCAACCGCATGACTGAAGCGACGGAATTGCTCTATTCCCGCAACGGAATGACTGCAACGCAGAAGTACGAAGCTATTCAGGCGATTTTCACGCAACTGACAGACCATGCAAAAACCGGATCGCGTCGCGGCCTTCGCTCATTTGGTGAGGTCATGGAAGACTGGGTTAGCGACCTTGAGAAGCGATTTGACCCGTCAGGCGAACAGCGAGGAATGAGCACAGGAATACCATCGCTGGACAGGATGCTGTCACCGAAAGGTCTGGTGAAAGGCTCTCTGTTCGTCATTGGCGCTCGCCCTAAGATGGGGAAAGCGCAACCGCTTAATTCACGCATTTTGCTTGCTGATGGTTCATGGACAACATTTCGTGACGTATGTGTTGGAGATTCCCTAGCATCAGTGGATGGACAACCATCATTCGTGTCTGGAGTTTTTCCTCAAGGGGAGCGAGATATTTACCGAGTTACGTTCTCTGACGGAAGAACCGTTGATTGCGCGGATGATCATTTGTGGGAGATTCATAGTAACCGTATTACCGGTGGCGTTGATGTTGTAGACACCTGCCGCCTACGGGACATGATGGAATGCGTTCGCTATCAAAGCCGCATTCATGTTCCTGGTATTAGCGGTGACTTCGGATTGCCTGTTGATTTAGGGATTAGCCCATGGCTGTTAGGTGCGTTACTTGGCGATGGAAATCTTGCAGGTACGCCACGAATCAGCATGACGGAACCATACATCATTGAGCGAGTAAGATCTGAAGTGGGTGACGATATTGAAGTCAGGCATGTTTCTGGCTGCGATTACTCCCTATCTCACAAGTTTAGCCGCAAATTATCTCTTACGCGGGTTATGCAACGGCTTGGTATCTACGGCCGGATGTCAGAGATTAAAATTATCCCGGATATTATTTTTTCTGCTGATAAGCAAACTCGTATTGATGTTCTATGCGGATTACTTGAAACCGATGGTTGGGTTGAAGGAAATAATGCCCTGCGCTTTAGCTCGGCAAGCAAGTTCCTGTCAGATGGTGTAAAGCGGCTGGTGCATTCTCTTGGTGGCGTGTGTCGTATGACAACCAAACAGGAGCCGAAATTCAGTTATAAGGGAGAAATGCGCAAAGGTATGGATGCCCATATTTGCGCAATCAGGTTGCCTGATGAGGTTCTATCACACATAAAATCTCCACGCCTGAAGCAAAAATTCACTGCAAAACGCATCAAAACAAGTGCGCCTGTTATCACGTCGGTTGAGTATATTGGACGTGAAGAGTGCATTTGCATCATGGTATCCCACGAGAGACATTTGTATGCAACTGACGGATACATTCTAACTCACAACACCACGCTATACAGCCAGATGGCAATCAACTGCGCAGTGCATGAGAAAAAGCCCGCTCTGATGTTCAGTCTTGAAATGCCTGGCGACCAGATACTGGAAAAGCTGGTAGGACAGAAGTCAGGTGTTAACCCGAATATTTTTTACCTTCCGGCGACAAATGACGCCGATGACGGCTATCAGGGTGATTACGATGGTGACTTCAACAGGGCGATCGAAACAGCCAATCGCTTGAGTGAAATCGACATGCTTTACATCGACGACACGCCGGGATTATCTCTGGCTCAAATCGTCAGCGAAAGCCGTCGAATCAAGCGAGAAAAAGGATGTGTTGGCATGATTCTGGTCGATTACCTGACACTAATGACCGCTGAGAAGGCCGATCGCAACGACCTTGCTTACGGCATGATCACCAAAGGACTGAAGAACCTTGCCAAAGAGCTTGATTGCGTTGTTGTGCTTCTGACACAGCTTAACCGCGCACTGGAAAGCCGAACCAATAAACGCCCATTACCAAGTGACTCACGAGATACAGGGCAGATTGAACAGGATTGCGATTATTGGGTGGGGATCCATCGTGAAGGTGCTTTTGATGACAGCGTTCCTCCTGGTGAAACCGAACTAATCCTTCGCCTCAATCGTCATGGCAATACCGGCACGGTGTATTGCATTCAGGCAAATGGCGCTATTTATGACACAGACCAACAGTCTGCTGAAATGCGCCGCCGTGAACGCGAGGAACCGCAGTCCAAGAAGAAAGGAGGATTCTGATGACCATCTACATCACTGAGCTAATAACAGGGGCTATTTACACAGTAGCCCTTTTTTATTGGATTAAGAGCGAGGGGTAAGTACCGATGGTAAATGCATTTATTTGTAGTTTATTTCTTGTCGCGATTTTTCATGGATTCCTTCTGATGATGAGTTTTGTTCTCTGGAATAATGGATATCGCATATTGGGAGTAGGTTTTGTTTTACGGTTTTCAGTTGTCTGCGCGTTGCTACCGATAATTATGGCGACTATCAAATATTGTTGGTAACCCAAAAAATCATCGATGGAGAGTGATATGGACGAATCAAGAAAGCAGTTTGAGGAATACGTTGCCAAAAAATTGAGATTACCATTCGAGATGATAACCGAGGCAAGAAATGGTGATAGGTACTTCGCATTTTCAAGCATGGATATTCGTCACTCCTTAAATGAGTGGTGGACTTTATGGCAGGCATCGCGAGCAGCTATTGAACTGGATATCGACTGGCCAGAATCGAATGACGACTTTTGGAGAGATGGTGAAGAAGGTGCTTATGCGATGGGTTATGAGGATGGGCGTGACAAAACGGTAATTGCAGTAATGAAAGCTATCAGAGCCGCTGGAATTAAAGAGAAGAATTTCGATGAAGCAAACAATCTTCCTCCGAACTAAGCAACAACAGCAAGCCGCAATCAACGCCATCCTCGCAACACCACTCGATAAAGACAAGCCAGTTACCATCCGCATTACTGACTACAAGCGCAACCTTGACCAGAACGCAAAATTTCACGCGATGCTGGCGGATATCGCACGTCAGGTTCAATGGTGCGGAAAATGGTTAAAACCGGAACAATGGAAGGTTTTGTTGATCAGCGGTCATGCAGTGGCAACAAAACAGGAAGCTGATGTTTTGCCCGGGCTTGAAGGCGAATACGTCAACATTCGCGAAAGTAGCGCGCAGATGAGTGTGAAGCGTATGGCAAGTCTGATTGAGTACACAACAGCCTGGGCTATTGGTCAGGGTGTCAGATTTACCGACAGGAGATACGAATGAGACGACAGCGACGAAGTATCACCGACATCATCTGCGAAAACTGCAAATACCTTCCAACGAAGCGCTCCAGAAATAAACGCAAGCCAATCCCAAAAGAATCTGATGTAAAAACCTTCAATTACACGGCTCACCTGTGGGATATCCGGTGGCTTAGAGAACGTGCGAGGAAATGACAATGGATTATTCACAGTTATCAGACCAAGAAATTAACGACATGGTAATTTTACAGCAGTTAAAAAATGGTTTTTACACAGATGACCCGCAGGAGGTAAGTAATCGTGATTTTGTAAGGGATGGATGGTGTTGGGGTAGAGGAACGAAAACGGGCTTGCACAACAAAGATGGCTCTATATTTGTGACGCATCAGAACGGTTACAGATTGGATTATTGCCACAACGCGTCGATAGCTTGGGGAATTATTCCGAAGCACTTGATATCTTTGTCCCCAGATTATGACTTTGAGAATGAAGACGAAATAACTCTAATCCATTCAGGTCTTTGGGTGGCAGAAAAAGTCTACAGCGACGGGAAAGCCTTTATCCATAAGCATGCCAATCCTCTCCGCGCCGCCATGATTGTCTTTCTCATGATGCAGGACGCCAATAATGCTTAGTCCATCCCAATCCCTTCAATACCAGAAAGAAAGCGTCGAGCGGGCTTTAACGTGCGCTAATTGCGGTCAGAAGCTGCATGTGCTGGAAGTTCACGTGTGCTCCGATTGCTGCGCAGAGTTAATGGCAGACCCTAACGGACAAATGCTGGAGGAAGATGATGAGTGAGTTACGCGCAGGTGGCATCGCAATAGTCATTTTTTCAGAAAACAAACCCGAAATTGGCAGATGCGTTGAGTTAATCGAAAAAGTAACAAACGGATATGTATTTAATTTTCCTGGTGCAGGTAAGCATGGGTGGCGTGATGATGCCCCTGGGTGGTTAGTTAAAGGCGATGTATCGATTTATACAAACAAGCCTTCAGGTGGTTTCTCTTATTTTTACAGTGATGAACTCATGCCAATCGACGGAGAAAACTTCTCTCACGAAGATGAGCAACAGAAGGAGCTGGCAAATGGCTAATCTACGCAAAGAAGCGCGCGGCAGAGAATGCCAGGTACGTATTTATGGCGTATGTAATGGCAATCCTGAAACTACAGTTCTGGCACATTACCGGATGGCTGGAATTTGCGGAACGGGGATGAAGCCTGACGACCTGATCGGTGCATGGGCTTGTAGCGCGTGTCACGATGAAATCGATCGACGAACCTATATTCTCGACAACAAAGACGCCAGACTTTACCACCTCGAAGGCGTGATCAGGACGCAGGCGATACTGCTGAAGGAGGGGAAGATTAAGGCATGAAAACATACCGAATAAAATTGCCGTGGCCTCCTTCAAACAACCGATATTGGCGACACTCAAGAGGGATCCACTACATCAGCGATTGGGGAAAGCGATACCGGCGAGAAGTAATCGAAATAATTCAGCAACAACAGCTAGACCTTAAAATCACACCCCGCATCAGAATCACCATTCTCGCAGCACCTCCCGATAACCGCAAACGCGACCTGGACAATCTACCAAAGGCCGTTTTTGACGCACTCACTAGTGCGGGCTTCTGGCTGGATGACGGCCAGATAGACGATATGCGCATCAAGCGCTGTCAGGCGGTTAAAGGCGGAATGCTTGTACTGGTTGTGACTGAAACCTGTGGGCGCTTGCCAATGATTACAGAGCTACTGGAGGCCGCATGAGCGAATGCATTATCTGGAAAGGTTGTGTGAAGAATGGATATGGATGGAGAACATGGAGAAGACAAACAACAACGGCGCATAGGATTGAATACTGCATTGCAAAAGGTATCGCTCTGGCAGATATCGAAGGAATGATTATCAGGCATCAATGTGACAACCCCTTATGTATCAATCCTGATCACCTTGTCGTCGGAACTCAACAGCAAAACGTTAATGACATGTATGAGCGGCATAGGGAGTGTAGAAAAATACCCTTAGAAATCATTTCAGCGATTAAAAATGAGTACGTTAAAGGGTCTTCAACTCACGGTTCTCCTGCGCTTGCAAAGAAATATGGGGTTAGCCAGCCACATGTAAGCCAGATCATTAATGGGACGGCGCTGTCAGGCTCCTCTATATCGGATTATGTCTCGGCATTCGGAGACAGAAAAATGATATCTGAATGGGCGAAAGACGAGAGATGCACAGTCACAGCCAAAACCATTCTAAGGCGAATTCTTTCAGGCATTCCGCCTGAACAAGCTATTTCCTCCAAAAGAAGACCAGATATCCGGGAGGCAGCATGACACACACTATCAAAACCATTCCAGACATGCTCATAGAGACATATGGAAACCAGACAGAAGTAGCACGGCGCTTATCGTGCCACCGCAACACAGTCAGGCGTTATCTGTACGACAAAGAAGCCAGGCATCACGCCATCGTTAACGGCGTTTTAATGATTCAGCAGGGCGGGAGAGATATTTATGACCGCAACCAGCATTAACCAGGCGAAACAGCAGCGTGAACGTGACGAGGCTGAATTACGCAGCGTCAGAGAGATGACGGAGCAACACCAGAAGGCAATGGAATATCTGCATGAGCGAGAGCGCGAACTGGTGAACCGGCTTGGATTGAACAAGACATCGGGAGGCGATGCTGCATGAGACTCGAAAGCGTAGCTAAATTCCATTCGCCAAAAAGCCCGATGATGAGTGATTCACCACGGGCTACGGCTTCTGACTCTCTTTCCGGTACTGATGTGATGGCTGCTATGGGGATGGCGCAATCACAAGCCGGATTCGGAATGGCTGCATTCTGCGGCAAGCACGAACTCAGCCAGAACGACAAAAAAAAGGCTATCAATTATCTGATGCAATTTGCACATAAGGTATCGGGGAAATACCGTGGTGTTGCAAAGCTTGAAGGAAATACTAAGGCAAAGGTGCTGCAAGTGCTCGCAACATTCGCTTATGCGGATTATTGCCGTAGTGCTGCAACGCCGGGCGCAAGATGCAGAGATTGTCACGGTACAGGTCGGGCAGTTGATATAGCCAAAACAGAGCAGTGGGGGAGAGTTTTTGAGAAAGAGTGCGGAAGATGCAAAGGCGTCGGCTATTCTAGGATGCCAGCAAGCGCCGCATATCGCGCTGTAACGATGCTAATCCCCAACCTTACCCAACCCACCTGGTCACGCACTGTTAAGCCGCTGTATGACGCTCTGGTGGTGCAATGCCACAAGGAAGAGTCAATCGCAGACAACATTTTGAATGCGGTCACACGTTAGCAGCATGATTGCCACGGATGGCAACATATTAACGGAAGAATATTGACTTTTTGAATAAAGTTGGGTAAATTTGACCCAACGATGGGTTAATTCGCTCGTTGTGGTAGTGAGATAAAAAGAGGCGGCGCTTACTACCGATTCCGCCTAGTTGGTCACTTCGACGTATCGTCTGGAACTCCAACCATCGCAGGCTGAGAGGTCTGCAAATGCAATCCCGAAACAGTTCGCAGGTAATAGTTAGAGCCTGCATAACGGTTTCGGGATTTTTTATTTGGGTCAGTCGTATAAAGGTCATTACGGAAGGCTGTTAACCTTCTTATCGTGGTTCGAGTCCACGCTGTCCCGCCAAACATGCTGGTTTAGCTCCAATGGTAGAGCAGTCGCCTTGTAAGCGAATGGGTAGCGGTTCAAGTCCGTTAACCAGCACCATAACTGAGCCGTAGCCACTGACTGTCCTGAATTCATCAGTGATAGTTACGCTGCGGCCTTCTACACATGACCTTCGTGAAAGCGGGTGGCATGAGGTTGCGCTAACAACCTCCTGCCGTTTTGCCCGTGCATATCGGTCACGAACAAATCTGATTACTAAACACAGTAGCCTGGATTTGTTCTATCAGTAATCGACCTTATTCCTAATTAAATAGAGCAAATCCCCTTATTGGGGGTAAGACATGAAGATGCCAGAAAAACATGACCTGTTAGCCGCCATTCTCGCGGCAAAGGAACAAGGCATCGGGGCAATCCTTGCGTTTGCAATGGCGTACCTTCGCGGCAGATATAATGGCGGTGCGTTTACAAAAACAGTAATCGACGCAACGATGTGCGCCATTATCGCCTGGTTCATTCGTGACCTTCTCGACTTCGCCGGACTAAGTAGCAATCTCGCTTATATAACGAGCGTGTTCATCGGCTACATCGGTACTGACTCGATTGGTTCGCTTATCAAACGCTTCGCTGCTAAAAAAGCCGGAGTAGAAGATGGTGGAAATCAATAATCAACGTAAGGCGTTCCTCGATATGCTGGCGTGGTCGGAGGGAACTGATAACGGACGTCAAAAAACCAGAAATCATGGTTATGACGTCATTGTAGGCGGAGAGCTATTTACCGATTACTCCGATCACCCTCGCAAACTTGTCACGCTAAACCCCAAACTCAAATCAACAGCAGCCGGACGTTACCAGCTTCTTTCCCGTTGGTGGGATGCCTATCGTAAGCAGCTTGGCCTGAAAGATTTCTCTCCGAAAAGCCAGGACGCTGTGGCATTGCAGCAGATTAAAGAGCGTGGCGCTTTACCGATGATTGACCGCGGTGATATTCGTCAGGCAATCGACCGTTGCAGCAATATCTGGGCTTCACTGCCGGGCGCTGGTTATGGTCAGTTCGAGCATAAGGCTGACAGTCTGATTGCAAAATTCAAAGAAGCAGGCGGAACGGTCAGAGAGATTGAGGTATGAGCAGAGTCACCGCGATTATCTCCGCTCTGGTTATCTGCATCATCGTCTGTCTGTCATGGGCTGTTAATCATTACCGTGATAACGCCATCGCCTACAAAGAGCAGCGCGACAAAGCCGCATCCACAATCGCTGATATGCAGAAGCGTCAACGTGATGCAGCAGAACTTGACGCCAGATACACAAAGGAGCTTGCTGATGCTAACGCGACTATCGAAAGTCTCCGTGCTGATGTTTCTGCTGGGCGTAAGCGCCTGCAAGTCGCCGCCACCTGTGCAAAGTCAACGACCGGAGCCAGCGGCATGGGCGATGGAGAAAGCCCAAGACTTACAGCAGATGCTGAACTCAATTATTACCGTCTCCGAAGTGGAATCGACAGGATAACCGCGCAGGTTAACTACCTGCAGGAGTACATCAGGACTCAGTGCCTGAAATAAATTTTTTTGCAAATCACAAAGTCCATTTAATGAGCCTCGCGATGCGGGGCTTTTTTATGTCCGCAGTAAACGCGCTTCACACGCGCGACTTATGAACACAGAACCTTTCAGGATGACCCTTGAGGATGCCGGTTTGGTGATCGGTGCCTTTCTGTGGGCCGGAATCCTGTGTGACAAGGTTCATCACTAAAAGGTGATCACTGATGCATTATCCAACTATCGTTAACGGCATTGATTTCCGAGATCTGATTTTTGTGGCAAACAACGATCCGGTTACAGATTCTTTTATGGTGGCAAAAGCATTTGGAAAGCTGCCGAAGAACGTAGTTCGTGACATTGAACGAACCATAGAAGCTTGCCCTCCTGAGTTTGATACAAAGCTCAACTTTGAGCTTTGCTATAAAAACAATGAGTTACAGAATGGTAAGCCGCAAAAATTCTACCGTCTCCGCAAGGATGGGTTGATGCTTTTGGTTATGTCCTACACCAAAAAAGAAGCAATGCGTATCAAAATTGCTTACATCAACGCATTTAACTGGATGTACGCCATGCTTCAGGTTGGTCATCGTCAATTTGAAGAAGAGAGAAATGCCGTAATGCTGGAGTACATGAAAGAGAAGGATGTTGCCAGCATGTCAGGACGCCTGCTAAATCGCTGGGGCAAAATTAAGAAGCCACAGCTGCTGGCTAGAATTGAACGCCTTGAACAGCACGGGAAAACCGTAATCCCCGGACTCATCAATTAACGGCAGTACCGCGAAACAACCCAAGCCAGTAAGTGGGGAAATAACACTGGCAGCCACTGAAAGATGAACCTCCTGCCTTATGGCAAAAAAGATTCTTTGTGGTGGCGGACTGATGGAAAGACATCGGTTATTGCAGAGGCCATTCAATGAGTGGTCTCGACAATGGCTTATGCCCTACACGGGATAACTTAACTGATATCCCTTTTAACGGATAAACGGAGCCAACAATGGCAGAGATTATTCCCATGACTGAAGAACAGAAATTCCAGTTAGAGATTTACAAACTGGTCATGAACCAGAACGCAGCCGCAGAGGAAGCATTTCAATTCATTGGCACTGACGAGCTGAAGCTTGAGCTATTCAAAATTCACTTCCAGTCAGGCGGCGCTAATTCAGATATCACGACCCGCACTATCGAAGCGGTTCGTAAATCGAAGGAAGCATTAGACCTGTTCACTACCGGAGCATAACGAATGGCAAAGACGAAGTGGCCTAAACTTCCCCGGTTCTTCGTGCCATTGTTCCATAGCGCCAATGTCTACCTATGTCGTTCAAAAGAAGAATGGGAGCAGGCTTGTATTCATCTTGGAGTTGATAGCGGCGGGAATGAGATGCTGGCGGGGGCAACACAGTCATATTGCAATACCGAAACAGGCGAGAACCTTTACCTGCTTGGGGTATTCAATGGAAATGCTGCCACACTGGTTCATGAATGTGCTCACGTCGCATTCTATGTCTGCCGAGATGTTGGTGTAACCACTCATCCTGGCGACGCAAACGAAACCTACTGCTACATGCTTGACAGAATGTTCAGTCACTTCCTGCCGTTCTTTCATGAACCAGAAAAAGAAGGAGCCAAGTAATGGCAAACCCAAACTTCACGCCATCATGGCCTCTCTACAAAGATGCTGATGGTGCATATGTGTCTGCCCTTCCGATTAAAGCTATCAAATACGCTAATGACGGAAGTGCAAACGCAGAATTTGACGGTCCGTATGCTGACCAGTACATGTCAGCGCAAACAGTAGCCGTATTCAAGCAGGAAGTCGGTGGATATCTGTTTCGAAGCCAGTACGGCGAGCTGCTCTATATGAGCAAGACAGCATTTGAAGCTAAGTACACTTCTGCAAGCGGTTCAGTAACGAATGCAGAGACGGCGGATAAGTTATCTACTGCTCGCACTATCACACTAACCGGCGCTGTCACAGGTTCAACGTCCTTTGATGGTTCGGCTAACGTGACTATCGCAACAACATCAGGAAGTTAACTTATGGCAGCACCAAAGGGCAACCGATTCTGGGAGGCCCGCAGTAGTCATGGGCGTAACCCGAAATTCGAGTCGCCTGAGGCGCTGTGGGCTGCTTGTTGTGAATACTTCGAGTGGGTGGAGGCTAACCCACTATGGGAGATGAAGGCTTTCTCATATCAAGGAGAAGTTACACAAGAGCCTATCGCCAAGATGAGGGCGATGACCATCACTGGGCTAACGCTATTCCTCGATGTGACGCTTGAGACATGGCGACAATACAGGGTGAGAGAAGACTTATCTGAGGTCGTTACGCGAGCAGAGCAAATCATCTACGACCAAAAATTCTCCGGCGCAGCCGCTGATCTTCTCAACGCTAACATCATCGCCCGCGATTTGGGCCTCAAAGAGCAGTCGCAAGTTGAAGACGTGACACCTGATAAGGGAGATCGCGATAAGCGCCGCTCTCGTATCAAGGAGCTATTCAACCGTGGAACTGGACGCGATTCTTGATAACCTGAGCGACGAAGAGCAAATCGAATTGCTCGAGCTACTCGAAGAAGAAGAGAACTACCGAAATACACACTTGCTATATGAGTTTACGCCATACAGCAAACAGCGTGAGTTCATCGACGCAGGTCATGACTATCCAGAGCGATGTTTTATGGCTGGTAACCAGCTTGGTAAGTCATTTACTGGCGCTGCTGAAGTCGCGTTTCACCTTACCGGGCGATACCCGGGAACGAAAGGTTATCCGGCTGATGGTAAATATGGCGGAGAGTGGAAAGGTAAGCGTTTCTATGAGCCAGTTGTCTTCTGGATTGGCGGTGAAACAAACGAGACTGTAACCAAAACGACTCAACGCATCCTGTGCGGGCGTATCGAAGAGAATGATGAACCTGGCTATGGGTCAATCCCGAAAGAGGACATCATTAGCTGGAAGAAGTCTCCGTTCTTCCCTAATCTTGTTGATCACCTTCTTGTTAAGCACCACACGCCAGAAGGCGTCGAAGATGGCATCTCAATATGCTACTTCAAGCCATACTCGCAAGGCCGTGCACGCTGGCAGGGTGACACAATCCACGGCGTGTGGTTTGACGAAGAGCCACCATACAGCATTTATGGCGAAGGTCTTACCCGTACAAACAAATACGGGCAATTCTCAATTCTGACGTTTACCCCGCTGATGGGGATGTCTGACGTTGTTACCAAGTTCCTGAAGAATCCCAGTAAGTCGCAGAAAGTGGTCAACATGACCATCTATGACGCTGAGCACTACACCGACGAGCAGAAAGAGCAAATCATAGCATCCTATCCTGAGCATGAGAGAGAGGCACGTGCTCGTGGTATTCCTACGATGGGTAGCGGGCGAATCTTCCAGATACCAGAAGAGACGATTAAGTGCCAGCCGTTTGAGTGTCCCGATCACTTCTATGTTATCGACGCTCAGGACTTCGGCTGGAACCACCCGCAAGCTCACATTCAGCTTTGGTGGGACAAAGACGCAGATGTTTTCTATCTGGCGCGTGTATGGAAGAAATCAGAGAACACTGCCGTTCAGGCATGGGGTGCTGTTAAGTCGTGGGCTAACAAAATACCTGTCGCGTGGCCTCATGACGGTCACCAACACGAAAAGGGCGGTGGTGAGCAACTTAAAACCCAATATGCGGACGCCGGGTTCTCTATGCTTCCCGAACACGCAACGTTCCCGGATGGCGGTAACTCAGTAGAGTCAGGCATTAGTGAACTTCGTGACCTGATGCTTGAAGGAAGATTCAAAGTATTCAACACATGCGAACCATTTTTTGAAGAGTTCCGCCTATATCATCGCGATGAGAACGGCAAGATTGTCAAGACCAACGATGATGTGCTCGATGCTACTCGCTACGGCTACATGATGCGCCGCTTCGCCAGGATGATGCGCGATATCAGAAAGCCGAAAGAAAAGAAAATCCCCGCACCGATTAGACCAGTACGCAGAGGACGATAATGGCCGACAATGAAAACAGGCTGGAGAGCATCCTGTCGCGCTTTGATGCGGACTGGACAGCCAGCGATGAAGCCAGAAGGGAGGCCAAGAATGATCTCTTCTTCTCCCGTGTATCTCAGTGGGATGACTGGCTATCACAATACACAACCCTGCAGTATCGCGGGCAGTTCGATGTTGTACGACCAGTGGTGCGCAAACTCGTTTCTGAGATGCGTCAGAACCCTATTGATGTTCTGTATCGTCCAAAGGATGGAGCAAGCCCTGACGCTGCTGATGTGCTGATGGGCATGTATCGCACCGACATGCGGCACAATACGGCGAAAATTGCTGTCAACATAGCCGTTCGTGAGCAGATTGAAGCAGGAGTGGGTGCGTGGCGTCTGGTCACTGACTACGAAGACCAAAGTCCAACGAGCAACAATCAGGTTATCCGTCGAGAGCCTATCCATAGTGCCTGCTCCCATGTTATCTGGGACAGCAACAGCAAACTGATGGACAAGTCTGACGCCCGTCACTGCACAGTTATCCACTCAATGAGCCAGAATGGTTGGGAGGATTTCGCAGAAAAATACGACCTCGATGCTGATGATATTCCATCATTCCAGAACCCCAACGATTGGGTATTTCCATGGCTGACGCAGGACACAATTCAGATCGCTGAGTTTTACGAAGTGGTCGAGAAGAAAGAGACGGCGTTTATCTACCAAGACCCGGTTACGGGTGAGCCGGTAAGCTACTTTAAGCGCGACATTAAAGACGTCATCGACGACCTGGCTGATAGTGGATTTATCAAAATTGCAGAGCGCCAGATTAAGCGTCGCCGGGTATACAAATCGATTATCACCTGCACCGCTGTACTCAAAGACAAGCAGCTCATTGCTGGCGAACATATCCCAATTGTTCCGGTATTCGGAGAGTGGGGCTTCGTTGAAGATAAAGAGGTGTATGAGGGCGTCGTCCGCCTGACAAAAGACGGTCAGCGTCTACGCAACATGATTATGTCGTTCAACGCCGACATCGTGGCCCGCACCCCGAAGAAGAAGCCTTTCTTCTGGCCTGAGCAGATTGCAGGCTTTGAGCATATGTATGACGGTAACGATGATTACCCGTATTACCTGCTCAATCGCACGGATGAGAACAATGGAGAAATGCCAACTCAGCCGCTGGCATATTACGAAAACCCGGAGGTCCCGCAAGCCAACGCCTACATGCTGGAAGCAGCCACCGCGGCAGTGAAAGAGGTCGCGACGCTAGGTGTTGATGCAGAGGCGGTAAACGGTGGGCAGGTAGCCTACGACACTGTTAACCAGCTAAACATGCGCGCTGACCTTGAGACATACGTGTTTCAGGATAATCTGGCTACCGCTATGCGCCGTGACGGTGAGATTTACCAGTCGATAGTTAATGACATCTACGATGTTCCTCGCAACGTGACAATCACCCTTGAGGATGGCAGTGAAAAAGAGGTTCAGCTAATGGCTGAGGTTGTTGACCTTGCCACTGGTGAACGGCAGGTACTGAACGATATCAGGGGGCGCTATGAATGCTACACGGATGTTGGACCATCATTCCAGTCCATGAAGCAGCAAAGCCGTGCAGAAATTCTTGAGTTGCTCGGCAAGACGCCACAGGGAACGCCAGAATATCAACTGCTGTTGCTTCAGTACTTCACCCTGCTTGATGGTAAAGGTGTCGAGATGATGCGTGACTATGCCAATAAACAGCTTATTCAGATGGGCGTTAAGAAGCCGGAAACACCTGAAGAGCAGCAATGGTTTGTCGAAGCGCAGCAGGCCAAACAAGGACAGCAAGACCCGGCAATGGTTCAGGCGCAGGGTGTGCTGTTGCAAGGTCAGGCTGAACTGGCTAAAGCGCAGAATCAGACGCTATCTCTTCAAATCGACGCGGCTAAAGTCGAAGCTCAAAACCAACTTAACGCTGCGAAAATCGCAGAAATATTCAACAACATGGATCTCAATAAACAGTCCGAGTTTAGAGAGTTCCTCAAAACCGTTGCTTCATTCCAGCAGGACCGCAGCGAAGACGCTCGCGCAAATGCTGAGTTACTCCTTAAAGGCAATGAACAGACGCACAAGCAGCGAATGGACATTGCCAATATCCTGCAATCGCAGAGACAAAATCAACCTTCCGGCAGTGTAGCCGAGACACCTCAATAAGAGAGAGTTAATCATGGAACCAACCACCGAAATTCAGGCAACTGAAGACTTAACCCTGTCCGGCGATCATGCAGCGGCATCTGCTGATAGCTTAGTTGTCGATAATGCCAACGACAATGCAGGTCAGGAAGAGGGCTTTGAGATTGTCCTGAAGGACGATGAGACAGCACCAAAACAAGACCCGGCAAAGAACGCAGAATTCGCCCGCCGCCGCATCGAGCGCAAACGACAGCGCGAGCTTGAGCAGCAGATGGAGGCAGTTAAACGCGGAGAATTGCCGGAGAGTTTACGGGTAAACCCTGACCTTCCACCTCAGCCGGATATTAATGCCTATCTGTCAGAAGAAGGCCTGGCTAAATATGACTACGACAACAGCCGTGCGCTTGCCGCTTTCAATGCTGCTAATACCGAATGGCTAATGAAAGCGCAGGACGCCCGCAGCAATGCCGTAGCAGAACAGGGCCGCAAGACTCAGGAGTTTACCCAGCAATCAGCGCAATACGTCGAAGCTGCCCGCAAACACTATGACGCGGCGGAAAAGCTCAATATCCCTGACTATCAGGAGAAAGAAGACGCATTTATGCAACTGGTTCCGCCTGCGGTTGGAGCCGACATTATGCGCCTGTTCCCGGAGAAGTCCGCCGCGCTCATGTATCACCTGGGTGCAAACCCGGAGAAAGCCCGCCAGTTACTGGCGATGGATGGGCAGTCCGCGCTGATTGAACTCACTCGACTATCCGAACGCTTAACTCTCAAGCCTCGCGGTAAACAAATCTCTTCCGCCCCCCCTGCTGACCAGCCGATTACCGGTGATGTCAGCGCAGCAAATAAAGATGCCATTCGTAAACAGATGGATGCAGCTGCGAGCAAGGGCGATGTGGAAACCTACCGCAAGCTAAAGGCAAAACTTAAAGGAATCCGATAATGGCTTTGAACGAAGGTCAAATTGTTACACTGGCGGTGGATGAGATTATTGAAACCATCTCCGCAATCACTCCAATGGCGCAGAAAGCCAAGAAATATACCCCGCCACCTGCTCCTATGCAGCGCTCCAGCAATACCATCTGGATGCCTGTAGAGCAGGAGTCCCCCACTCAGGAGGGTTGGGATTTAACTGATAAAGCGACAGGGTTACTGGAGCTTAACGTCGCGGTAAACATGGGAGAGCCGGATAACGACTTCTTCCAGTTACGCGCAGATGACTTGCGAGACGAGACTGCGTATCGTCACCGCATCCAGTCAGCAGCTCGCAAACTGGCTAACAACGTTGAGTTGAAAGTCGCAAACATGGCCGCCGAGATGGGGTCATTGGTTATCACTTCGCCGGATGCTATCGGCACTAATACCGCAGACGCATGGAACTTTGTGGCCGATGCAGAAGAACTGATGTTCTCCCGCGAACTTAACCGCGACATGGGGACATCGTACTTCTTCAACCCGCAGGACTACAAAAAGGCGGGTTATGACCTGACTAAGCGCGATATCTTTGGGCGCATTCCTGAAGAAGCGTACCGCGATGGCACTATCCAGCGTCAGGTTGCTGGCTTCGATGATGTCCTGCGCTCTCCGAAACTTCCTGTGCTGACCAAATCTACTGCAACTGGCATCACTGTATCCGGTGCGCAGTCCTTCAAGCCTGTCGCATGGCAACTGGATAACGATGGCAACAAAGTTAACGTTGATAACCGTTTTGCTACCGTCACCCTGTCTGCAACTACCGGCCTGAAACGCGGCGACAAAATTTCGTTTACTGGCGTGAAGTTCCTTGGTCAGATGGCTAAGAACGTACTGGCGCAGGACGCTACTTTCTCCGTAGTCCGTGTTGTTGACGCTACTCACGTTGAAATCACGCCGAAGCCAGTTGCGTTGGATGATGTTTCTCTGTCTCCTGAGCAACGCGCCTACGCCAACGTTAACACCTCACTGGCTGATGCAATGGCGGTGAACATCCTGAACGTTAAGGATGCCCGTACCAACGTGTTCTGGGCTGATGACGCCATCCGTATTGTGTCTCAGCCGATTCCGGCCAACCATGAGCTTTTTGCAGGTATGAAAACTACCTCATTCAGCATCCCGGATGTCGGCCTGAACGGTATCTTCGCTACGCAGGGGGATATTTCCACCCTGTCCGGCCTGTGCCGTATTGCGCTGTGGTACGGCGTAAACGCGACACGACCGGAAGCAATCGGTGTTGGCCTGCCTGGTCAGACTGCGTAACTAACAGGGGCTTCGGCCCCTTTTTTATTTGAGGTGACACATGGGTGTAATGCTATATAAGCAGGGTCGTGGAACGAAGGTATGGGGCAAGGAAGTTCAGGTTAAAGTTGTCGATGACGGCGACGTAGAAGATCACCTTGCCGATGGTTGGGTTAAGCATCCAAATCTAGTGCCGGAGACCAATGACGAACCAATCGGCGAGTCAGGCGTGGTCAAGAAAGACATGGGTGAAGTGTCTGATGGATACCACACCTTTAACGAACTATATGCACATCGAGTGCGCCTGTTTTCAACGCTAATGAATGCCTTCCGCGAAAGCGCATGGTGGAGCTTCCAGCATCATGACGGCGAGCAATGGGATGGATGGGTGTTAGCTGGCATCGACACCCCAGAAGGCGCGGTAACATACCACCTCCCAGAGAGTGAAATTGAACATCTGCCTAAAGGCACGGAAATTGAGTTTGGCAAGGAATGGGACGGCCACACGGCAGATGATGTGTTGAATCGTCTGCTAAGCCTGCGACCGAAAGAACCGGCAACCAAAGAACGCAAAAAGCCAGGACCAAAGCCTAAGGCGGAAAGCGATGCAGATAAAGACTAAAGGCGATCTGGTCAGGGCGGCGCTGCGTAAGCTTGGTGTAGCATCAGATGCAACTCTCACTGATGTTGAGCCACAGTCTATGCAGGATGCCGTAGATGACCTTGAAGCGATGATGGCTGAGTGGTATCAGGACGGGAAAGGCATTGTTACCGGGTATGTATTCTCAGATGATGATAACCCGCCAGCCGAAGGTGACGACCACGGTCTTCGCTCAAGCGCAATCAGCGCAGTATTCCACAATCTGGCTTGCAGAATTGCTCCGGATTATGCGCTTGAGGCTACCGCCAAAATTATCACAACCGCTAAATATGGGAAGGAGCTTCTCTATAAGCAGACCGCCATCGCCAGAGCAAAAAGAGCTCCTTACCCGTCACGCATGCCAACTGGCAGTGGAAACAGTTTCGCCAATCTGAACGAATGGCATTATTTCCCCGGAGAGCAGAATGCCGATTCAACAACTCCCCATGATGAAGGGAATGGGTAAAGACTTCAAGAATGCCGACTATATTGATTACCTACCAATCAATATGTTGGCTACACCGAAAGAAGTCCTCAACTCATCGGGTTATTTACGCTCATTCCCCGGCATAGCGAAGCGCAACGATGTAAATGGTGTATCGCGTGGTGTTGAATACAATACCGCTCAGAACGCTGTATATCGCGTTTTAGGCAGTAAGCTCTACAAAGGGGAAACCGTAGTAGGTGATGTAGCTGGAAGCGGTCGCGTATCAATGGCACATGGTCGGACATCACAGGCGGTAGGCGTTAATGGTCAACTGGTCGAGTATCGCTATGATGGCACGGTTAAAACCGTCTCAAACTGGCCTGCAGACAGCGGATTCACGCAGTATGAGTTAGGTTCAGTGCGTGACATTACGCGCTTACGTGGGCGTTATGCGTGGTCAAAAGACGGCACTGATTCATGGTTTATCACTGACCTCGAAGATGAATCGCATCCTGACCGCTACAGTGCAGAATATCACGCAGAATCGCAACCTGACGGGATAATTGGCATAGGTTCATGGCGAGATTTCATCGTCTGCTTTGGCTCGTCGACGATAGAGTATTTCTCGCTTACCGGAGCAACCACAGCAGGCGCAGCGCTTTACGTTGCTCATCCATCTCTAATGGTGCAGAAGGGTATTGCCGGAACATACTGCAAAACGCCGTTCGCTGATTCATATGCATTCATCAGTCACCCGGCTACTGGCGCACCTTCCGTTTACATCATCGGGTCAGGGCAGGCTTCACCAATTGCGACGGCCAGTATTGAGAAAATTATCCGCTCATACACGGCTGATGAACTGGCAACCGGGGTGATGGAAGCGTTGAGGTTCGATTCGCATGAACTGCTGATTATCCATCTCCCGCGTCATGTGCTGGTTTACGATGCCTCATCAAGCCAGAACGGGCCGCAATGGTGCGTACTGAAAACCGGTTTATACGACGATGTTTATCGCGCCATCGATTTCATGTACGAAGGCAACCAGATTACGTGTGGCGACAAGTCAGAAGCGGTGACGGGGCAGTTGCAATTCGACATCAGTAGTCAGTACGACAAGCAGCAAGAACACCTGTTGTTTACGCCCCTCTTCAAGGCAGATAACGCCAGATGCTTCGACCTTGAGGTTGAATCATCCACTGGTGTTGCTCAATATGCTGACCGACTGTTTCTGTCTGCAACCACAGACGGAATCAATTACGGTCGCGAACAGATGATTGAGCAGAATGAGCCGTTTGTGTACGACAAGAGAGTTTTATGGAAGCGTGTAGGTCGTATTCGTCGATTAATCGGATTCAAACTGCGGGTAATCACAAAATCACCAGTAACACTATCCGGGTGTCAAATTCGTCTGGAGTAAAATATGGCAGACCCGTCACTTAATAATCCTGTCGTGGTTCAGGCTACACGCATTGATGCATCTATTCTCCCTCGCAACATATTCAGTCAGTCTTACCTGCTGTACGTCATAAATCAGGGGGCTGATGTTGGCTCCATTGCAGGAAAGGCAAATCAGGCCGGAAGCGGTGCTTATGATGCGCAGGTCAGAAATGATGAGCAGGATGTGATTCTTGATAAGCACGAAAAAAGAATTACAAAAACAGAAAAGGATATTTCAGGAATAAAAGTAAAGCTTCTTGAAATAGAGAATGATGTTAACGGACTGAAAATAAAAGTTGAGGATATCGACGGTAAGGTATCAGAGATAATCGTTGATTATGTTTCACTCAGCAGAACAGGAACACAAACTCTTGCCTCATCCCTTAACGTATCAGGAAGTTATTCTGTTAACGGTACAAAAGTTGTTGGCGCTCGGCAGACTGGATGGACCGCGGCAACAGGTACGACTAATAAAGGCGCATTCGATGCTGACCTGACATTCACCGTTAGCGATACTTACACGCAATCTGAAATCCAGGCTATAGCCAATGCTCTAATTGCTGAGCGTCGGCGCACTAAGGCTTTGGAAGACGCCTTGCGTGCACACGGGTTGATTGATTAATGATTACATTCACTCCAACACGAAACATCGACCTGATAGAAACGGTCGGCAACCATCCCGACATCATCGCCGGGAGTAACAACGGTGACGGATACGACTACAAGCCTGAGTGCCGCTATTTCGAAGTGAACGTACATGGTCAGTTCGGTGGCATCGTGTATTACAACGAGATTCAGCCGCTGACCTTTGACTGCCACGCCATGTATCTGCCTGAGATTAGAGGATTCAGTAAGGAAATCGGGCTGATGTTCTGGCGATACATTCTCGCCAACACCACCGTTCAGTGCGTTACATCATTTGCTGCACGCAAATTTCGCCACGGTCAGATGTACTGCGCAATGATTGGCCTTAAGCGTGTAGGAACCATCAAGAAATACTTCAAAGGCGTGGATGACGTGACGTTTTACAGCGCCACACGCGAAGAACTAATCGACTTCCTGAATCACGGGAGATAGCCATGTTATATGCATTTAAGCTGGGCAGGAAACTGCGCGGTGAGGAACCTTATTATCCTGAAAAAGGCGGTAAAGGTGGCTCATCAAGCAGCGGGGCAAAAGAAGCCGCAAAAGCAACACAGTACGCAGCAGACCTGCAAAACCAACAATTCAATCGTGTGATGGAGCAGTTGGCACCTTACGCCGCCGCAGGTTTGCCGGCTCTCCAGCAGATTCAGCAGCTATCAACGCTGGAAGGTCAGAACAGCGCTCTCAATCAGTATTACAACTCAGACCAGTATAAACAGTTGGCTGATCAGGCTCGCTATCAAAGCCTTAATGCCGCCGAGGCGACAGGTGGACTTGGCTCGACTGCGACATCAAACCAACTGGCGGCCATTGCACCAACGCTTGGGCAAAACTGGCTTTCCGGACAGATGCAAAACTATGGCAACCTGTTAAACATTGGTCAGTCTGCGGCAGCAGGCCAGGCATCGGCAGGACAGAACTATGCAAATAACGCAGGTAATCTCGCACAACAGATGGCGGCTATCCGCTCTCAGGGTTCTGGTCAATCCACGCTTGGAAGTGCCATTAGCGGAGGTACGAGTGGTGCGCTTGCAGGTGCTGGTATTGCAAGCCTGTTAGGTACTTCCACGCCATGGGGCGCTGGTATCGGTGCTGGTATCGGATTGCTTGGCTCACTCTTCTAAGGAGTTATCGTGGCTACATTTCAACTCGCCGGACTGCCATCAATGCAGGTGGCAAACCAAAACGCGCCCGGGCAGCCATCACTATCAAACTACGACTTTAGCCAGCGCCCAAACGTTGGAGTTCAACTTGCTCAGGGTCTTGGTGCAGTTGGTCAGGAAATACAGCAGAATGAGGCTGCTCAGAAGCTTTCTGACTTTCAAAAAGCTTTCGGTCAGGCTTATGCGGCAGGTGATCGCGACGCCTTGCGTCAACTCGCGGCCACGAACCCAGACCAGATTGAAACAATTCGTCAAGGAATGGGGTTTGTTGATGCTGACAGAAATCAGGCGATGGGCGATATGTCTGCACGATTGAATATTGCTGCCGCTCAGGGGCCTGAAGCGGTGATGCGAGAGCTTACCACTCACCAGAATACACTGCAGCAAATTGGCGTATCTCCTGAACAGGCATGGCAGACATATCAACAAAGCCCTGAAGGCTTCACGCAATTAACAGACCTTATTGGGATGCACGCGGTAGGACCAGAAAAGTATTTTGATATTCAGGACAAGTTGACAGGTCGCGAGATTGACCGAGGTAGACTTGCTGAAACAATCCGCAGCAATAAAGCAGGGGAAGGACTTCAGGCTCGCGGGCAAAATATTACTATGCGCGGACAAGACATGTCAGCCTTTACAGCCCGCCGCGGCCAGGATTTGGCAATGCAAAGGGCAAACTCCAGAACGATATCAGGAGTCGACGGGAATAGGGTCGTTCAGCTTGCAGATGGTAGAACAGTCAACATTGACGGAAAACTTCACGGCGCAGGGGCTAATGCATTTTACGAAGGTATTGACGATAACGGCAATATGGTTCGTGTCCCGGCAAGTGCTATTGCAGCACCTCCAACGTCTGCGGCAAGCGCACAGAACTACGCGATGAAGAAAGACATTGACGCAATCGCAAATGCAGATGCTTCTGCTCTCGATTTCATGACTGGCATGACTGGCGGATCAGGAAATCCGGCAATCGGTGCAGATGTTCGCAGCCGACTCACAGGCAAAGAACAACGACGGTTATATAACTCCGCACAACGTATTCAGGGAAGAATGCAGAATCAGGGCGTGGCAGCAGCAAGAGATATGGGCGCTAGCGGTATCAACACCATTGCAGAAGCGAAGATGTATTTTCAGGGGATGCCGCAAGTTGACTACTCAAGCCCGGAGGCTATGCAGCAGTCTATTCGTGAGATACAGGAATACACCAACAATTATAACCAGCAGTACAACGTTGATGTTGGTAATGGTGGGCAGAAATCATCAAGGCAGCAGCCAGCGACTCAGCAATCAGTCGGAGGAAGCTACACGTCTAAATCCGGCATTCAATTCACGGTGGAATGATGAAAGTAACTGCAAACGGTAAGACATTCACCTTTCCTGATGGTACAAGCACTGAGGATATTGGTGCCGCCATTGATGAGTATTTTTCTGGGCAGGCATCGGCAGTAGAAACACAACCAGCAGAACAGCAGACAGAACCATCATTAATGCAGCGTGCCGGTGATTTCCTGACTGGCGGGCAGGGCGCAGGACAAATCGCCGAGCAGGCTGGACGCGGGCTGGTAAACATACCTTTTGATGTATTGCAGGGTGGGGCGAGCCTCATTAACGCAATTAGTCAGGGGTTAGGCGGCCCGAAAGTGCTGGATGACGTGTATCGCCCCGTTGACCGACCGACCGATCCATATGCTCAGGCAGGGGAGGCTATTGGTGGGTATCTTGTCCCAGGTGCTGGCGTGGCGGGTAATATGGCTATCGGGTCAGTCGCTGAGGCCGCTAATCAGCAAGGGGATTTTGCTGGCAATGTTGCAAAGAACGCCGCCATCAACCTTGGCGCTCAGGGGGCCTTATCGGCTGTAGCAAAAGTGATAGGAAGAGGAGTGACAGCACTTCGAGGTGATATTTCTCCAGATGTAGCAAAGACTATCGCCAATGCTGAATCAATGGGCATAACGCCAATGACATCAGACCTGATTAAGCCTGGTAATGCGTTGACGAGAGGTATTCAGCAAAGCGGAGAAGGAGCCATTCTTGGAACTGGAGCAAAGAGGGAGGCTCAGCAAGCCGCAAGAAGTGACGCTGTCTCAAATTACCTGAGTAAGTTTGGTGAGTATAATGCTGATGATGTTGTAAAATCACTTACCAGCACACTCAAAGGGCGCAGGGAAGTTTCCGGAAAAGTGCTGGAAGATATCACTCAGAAAATGGGTTCAACTCCAGTTCCAACATCTAATGCAGTTACTGCCATCGATGATAGCTTGGCTAAGCTTAATCGTCTTGGAACATCAGCCGATAAGAATCTGGTAAGCACCTTGGAAAATCTTAAAGCAGAGTTATCAAACCCAAGCATAGATTTTGACCTGTTGAAGCAGCATAGAACTGCATTCAGATCAAATGTACAAGGTGATGCAATGGTGTTTCCTAACCAAGCTAAGGCGATAACAAATTCGATTGAGAATGCCATGAGCCGCGACCTAAAGAGCGCTGTTGGTAAAACACTTGGTACTCAGGATGCAGCTAGATATATCAAGGCTAATTCTGATTATTCAAATATCTATAACAAGGTTTTGAATAAAAGAATAGCTACTAAGCTTAATGATGCTACCAACCAAGCAACGCCAGAGTTAATTAATAGTGTGGTCTACAGTAGAAATGCGTCAGACATAAAGCGTATATGGCCTGCACTTGATAGCAAAGGTAAGGATGCCATGAGAGCTGCATACGTTAGCAAGATCGCAGAAAAGGCGGGCGACTCTCCAGCTAAATTCATCACAGAGGTTAACAAGCTGAAGAGACAGGCTGGCGGTGAGATTTATAACACCGTATTCAATGGACAGCACATGAAAGAGTTAAATGCTCTTCATGACGTGCTTAGGGAAACTGCAAGAGCTGATACTGCTGGAGTAGTCACCCAGACAGGCCAGTCTCTTGCTAATAACATCAGGCTAGGGGCTGGCCTTTTCTCTGGAGGCACGTCAATAGGTGGTGAGGCTGGATTTGGTTTGATGATGCGTCTGTATGAGTCAAAGCCAGCCCGTAATATGCTTCTTCGCCTTGCAAACACCAAACCTGGAACACCTGCATATGAGCGAGCTCTGAATCAGGCAGTTACGGCTGTAAGGCCGCTACTGGCTAACCAGGCAACACAGCAGTGATTAAACGCCATGGATGGCTATTTAATTCTCTTTTCAATAGCTGCAATTATTCCTTTTCCTGATGTTTCAGGAGATTTTGTAGCCATATAAGACGAAAAAATCATGTCCGTCATTCTTTCATAACTTACTATTTCCCACTTAGCCAGTGCATTGGACAGTTTGTAGTTGTCATCAGTTAGTGTCCTTATGGAATTTTTTAAGTGTGTATTCTCTTCCGTTAATCGTTCAATTTTTGCATCAATTTCATATGGGTGATCTAATGCCTGAACCTTTTTCTTGAGGGCAACTAACTCTGCATAGAGTGCGCAACAGGCTATACCAAGAACTAATACTATTATTTCTAACACGCCAACCTCCTTAGTTTTGTGCAGGATACCATGAGGTAAGCGCAAGGGGGAGCAAAGCAAGTTGTAGGTGATAGAACGGTATTTCCGCATGGATAATGTTGAAGAATAAAGAATTACCTCCTTCATTACATCGCTACTGACAGATAACCAACGCAACGACCCAGCACTGGCTGGGTTTTTTATGCCCAAAATTCACCGTGGCCACGCTGCGGCGATTCATTGCATCTGGAGCACATTAAATGACAGATATCACTGCCAACGTAGTTGTTTCTAACCCTCGTCCAATCTTCACTGAATCCCGTTCGTTTAAAGCTGTTGCTAATGGGAAAATTTACATTGGTAAGATAGATACCGATCCGGTTAATCCTGCTAATCAGATACCCGTATACATTGAAAATGAGGATGGATCTCACGTCCAGATTGCTCAGCCGCTAATTATCAACTCAGCCGGTAAAATCGTATACAACGGTCAACTGGTGAAAATTGTCACCGTTCAGGGTCATAGCATGGCTATCTATGATGCCTATGGTTTTCAGGTTGATTATATTGCTAACGTATTGAAGTATGACCCAGATCAGCTCCGACAAGAACTGGCTGAGCCGGATGGATCTAAAAAAGTAGGGTATAAAGACAGTAACGTATATGACACATTGAACAAGCTAGAATTAAAATTCAAATCATTCCAGGAAATGCGTGATGATAATTCAAATGAGATAGGCGATTACGCCCTACTCACAGGCTGGCATACAGAGCATCAGGGTTATGGTGCTGGCGTATTTCAGTGCGTCGATAAAACTGGCTTAACGGACGATGGTGGCACTATTGCGGTTGGCTCTACGTATGCGTGGAAACGTATCACGGGTCCGGGTGATGCTACTGAATTTGGTGTTGTGCCGAACGCCGGGAGTACGTTTGATAATAAAGCGTATATTTTATCAGCTGCGGCTACTGGGGCGCTTATCTTTCCAGCAGGTGATATTTATACAACATTCTTTACCCTTACTGATACCTACCTTGTGAGAGGTAATTCAACCAATATTCGCGAAATTGAAGCGCCAAATGTAACAGACTTTATTGTCCACTGCTCCAGAAACGGGACATGGGAAGGGCGAATTGACGGAATTGTATGGGAGGATGTTTCTATATTCCCTATTGATACCCATAGAGGTTTCCATACCTATTTTACTACCCTTGGTAATATGCGTAGTGTTAGAGTTAAAGGTGGTATTGGCTCCTGGATTGAGGGATCTTCTGATTGGTCATTTTTTCAATGTGAATTTGTTGAGTCAAAGGGAAGAGAAAATATTTTAATAACACCAAAAGTAGATGAGCAGGGGACTATAGGCGGCGGACTGGTATTCAACAAATGCTTCATCGCCAGAAGTGCTAAAGATGGTGCCAGTATAACTCAAATGCCATCTGTTTGGTTCAGAGATTCTGTTATTTATCATAACGCCGACACGGGCCTCCGCTTCAGCACAGATCGTACAACATATCCAGGGCCTGAATTTACTGTTAACAAAGTTACTGGTTGTGACATAGATGATAATTACTATGCGGGGGTACAGATAACTGGTGGGCGTTACGTTGATTTCTCAAATAACTGGGTAAGTTCTGGTCGTCAATCTTCTGGGCCGGGATTAAGTATTGATGATAGTATAGGTATCAATATTGAAAGCAACAGCGTTTACCTTTGCGGACAAAACGGGATAACCGTAAAAAATAGTAGTTTTGGAAGTGTTAGTAATAATAACTCTAATGACAATAAAAATACTGGAATCCGCATTATTAACTGCAACCGCATTTCTGTCTGCGGTAATATAGCATGTGGTGAAACCCCATTAGGAGCCTTTCCAAAATCACAGGAAGAAGGTATAAGAGTAGAAGGTGACAGGATAACAACGTATGGCAATATATGCACTGGCAATTCATTTGAAAATTACTCTAATACAGCAACAAACAAGCAAGATGGTTTAAATATAACATCTTGATAGTCCATTAACATGGCTTAATGTAAATTAAAATGCCCCTACCGATAGCGGTTGGGGCTTTTTTTAATTGCGCGGAGGTAATATTTTATTAGCAAGTCTATGACCAAATCTATTTATTGGTTTCTCAATTAAATTAAAAATTAACACGGAAAGTGTGATTGATAGCGATATTGATGCAATAAATAATGCCAATGTACCTTGTTTAGGTATAAATGAAAAATAGTTTCCGTAGTAATCTGCGAACTCCTTTACAGGGATGTGTATCAAGTACAAAGAATAAGATGATTCACCAATTATTGTAATTATTTTAGGAAACGATGGGGAAAAAATCCTTTCAATTCTCACAACGCTAAACACAAGAAAGAAAGCAATAATACCTGAGCGCGTGATACCGTTTCCACCGAACGCACTAGTAAACCATAATATTAAACAAATATTTATTATTACTATATAAAAATACCCAGTATTTTTATTGTTATAAAATCTGTTGTCCCCAAATAACTTTTCTGATTCCGCTATAATCATTCCTAAAATAAAATCTAAAACTATTGGGTTTCCTGCAAAACCAATGTACTTATCTGGTGTGGTGTTAGGTATTGGAAATGATTGCGCGTCTAAAACTAAATGGCCTTGGTAATAATATGATGAAAAATAAATATAGTAATAATTATTGCAGTTGTTAAAACAGACCTGTATTTTGCTGTAAATATCATTGAGATGGCAAAAATTATATAAAAATAAATCTCATATCTCAATGTCCACGCAACAACGAGCGTGCCCCAGCCATAAATTGGAGATATAACATCACTCTGATAAGAAGAAATAAATACTGATTGTATTATATTTTCAATAGAAAGATGCCCTAAACTAAATACCCCTGTATAATAGTTGTAATAGTATAATGACACATAAAGTGCCAACACCATTAAATACAAAGGATAGATTCTAAAAAAACGTTTTATTAAGAATGATAAAGATTCTGCAAATGAACTGAATTTTATACTCTGTGTTGAATGAGATATTATAAACCCACTTATTACGAAAAAAACCTCAACACCAAAAATAGCATTGGATGTTATGTAATCAATAAATGAACCTGCAACTATATTGTCATACATTGTTCCTCTGTTGTGACCAAGAACAACAGCAAGAACAGCAAATCCTCGTAAAAATTGTATTCCATTTAATCGTTTATTAGACATTTTGTGCCTGTGAACATTAGAAAAAATAGTGAGTTTTGAGTGGGGGAAGTTTAGCATTTGAAAAGTGAGCGATCTACCTATGACGCAGGAGGGTGAGAAAAAATAGGGGAACACAGGCTTTTAACTGATTCGTATGGTTTGTTACATTTTTATGGCACCTTCTCATCAAGCCAGTCCGCCCAAAATTGCATCATTTCTCTGCGGGTAGCCAGATATGCAGCATGGTTGTAAACTGAGCGCGTCCCGCCGCTTACGTGTGCCAGCTGCATCTCTATTGCGTCGCTGTTCCAGTGCTTCTCGTTGAGTACCGTGCTGAATTGATGTCTGAAACCGTGTCCGCATGTCTGCCCTTCATATCCTATGCCGCGGATTACACCAAGGACGGCATTTTCGCTGATTGGCTTCTTCCTGTCATTTCTGCCGGGGAAACACAGCTCGTACTGCCCCGTGATTTGTTGCAGGAATTTGAAAAGCTCTGTAACCTGGTCTGACATTGGAACGATATGCAGTTTTCTTCCTTTCATGACTTCATGGTCAACGGTGATCATCCTGTTTTCAAAGTCAATTCCTGACCATACCAACGAACGTAACTCCACTGTTCGCATTGCTGTATAATGAAGAACCTGAGCAGCAATCTTACCTATAACCCAGCCTCCATACCCATTCAGTGCCCTCTGGAATTCGTGAATGCGATGCATAGGTAGGAAAGGGTAGTTGTTTTTTCTGTAACCCTTCATTGCCCCAACAAGGTCTGGAGCCGGATTATATTTAGCTCTTCCGGTTACTATTGCGTAGCTGAAAACCTCGCCACACCTGCGACGAGCCTTATCAGCCCGTTCCATCGCCCCTCTGTCCTCAAATAGCCTGATCACCTTCAGTAGCATCATCGGCTCCACCTCTTCCATTCTCAGATGTCCGATGAGCGGCAATATATCGCCAGTGAACATGTTCATCATTTCGTCAGCATATCCTTTCGACCATACCTTCGATTTATGAGCATGCCACTCCCTGAAGATATCACCGAACGAATCAGATACTTCTTCCTTTTCCTTCTTCTTTATAGCCTGTTTCTGTTCTGATGGGTCCACGCCAGCAAGCAGCTTCATTTTCGCGTCAGACTGTTTTGCCCTGGCTTCGGTAAGAGAGATTTGCGGATAGGGACCGATGACCAGCGTCTTTTCCTTTCCTTCGAACCGGTAGCGCAT